CGCCTTCGTAGAAGCGGGCGCGCACGCGGGTCCGCTTCGCCGTCTCGTTCTGATAGCTGATGGAATAGTCGCTGAACGGCATCAGAAATCCGCCCGCAGATAGAACTTCAGGACGTCGTAGACGGTCTGCACCAGGCCGCCCGAGAAGGTGATCTCGATCTCGCCTTCGTAGTACCCGGGGTCTCCTGACAGGCAGATCGATGTCCAGGTGAAGGACACGCGTCCGCCCTTGCCGGCGGTAGCCCACGCGCCGGAGCTATCGACCGTCCCGTTAGCACGTTCTCGTCCGGCGAGCTTGGTGGCCGTTAGCGTGTCGATGAGTGTATCGCTGCCTACGGCGCGGTACTTCAGACGCACAGTCGTGCCGCCGGCCGAGACATCAATCGGAGATCCGGTCGTAGCGTCGGTCAGCGAGACCACCAGGTCGGGAGCTGTGTCTCCCTGAACAAGTTTGAACGAGTGCGCCATCAGATCACCGTCGGCGTCAGCGTCATGATCGGCCGCGACAGGCTGCGATTGGCCTCGATGCGTGCGGCAGACTTGCCTAGGTCGAAAAGCTTCGCGAACATCTCGGAGCCCTTGGCCGAAGTGAAGGGCTGCGCCGGAATGCGCATGAGCCTGGCGACTGCGCCCTGCCCGATCAGCTCGGCATAGCTCAGCAGGTCGTCTGTGCAGGTAGCCGCACCGCGTTCGGGCCGGAGCGCCACCAGCATCTTGAGCGCGGCGGAAGACACCACGTCAGGGACGGGCGTCAGGCGCACGGTGTTCGGCGTCAGCTGCACGAACGCGGTAGGGTCTCCGGATTGTTCTCGCCAGTCCGTGCTGTACCTGCGCTGCAGAGCATCGACCGTTGTCGGGATCAGCGGGCGGTCGTTATACCAGACCTGCAGCACCTTGGAGATCTCAGTGTCGACCGGAGTGTCGATCTCGTAGTCGGCCACGTCCGCTTCGCCGCTCTGCGGGTACGCTTCATAAGTGTCTAGCAGGGTGTAATCGCAGAACTCGATCAGCGCGTTGCGGATGGCGTTAATCGCCACAGGCTGCGCGCAGTTCGGCACGAACGGCGTCACTTCACTCAGGAAGCTCTCGAGACGGATCACGACTCAGCTCCCGGGGTGTCAGCGCGGCGCACGTCCAGCGACTGGTTGGGATTGAACAAGGCCTCGATGCCGGTCTTGCCGGTGACGAACGTAGCGAACTGTTGCCAGTATCCGCCGGCTTCCTGCTGCCTGGCAGACCCCGTGTCGGCTTTCTGCAGCGCCCGGTACATCATGTAGTCGAGCAAAGCGGGGGCGTAGATGTCGTCCAGGGTGATCGCGGACCCCTCCGCGGCGACATCCGTAGGCGCCTTCGAGTAGTTGATCTGTATGTACCCGGTGCCGTCGGAAGGAGGTGAGACCCAGAACGCCTTCTGGTCTTGTGGGTCGTAGACGAAGTGCTCGACCTCGGTCGTGTCGTCCGCCACGTGCCAATCGGGATCGAAACTGTCCATCAGCTTTTTGCTGACGACGCGCACAGCGCGGCCGGGTGTGGAGCCGTCCGTGCCCATGTTGCGGTACACGTCGAGCAGAAGCCATCCGCCGGAAGGCAGGGTCTGCCGGCTGCCGGCCGACATCAGTTTCGCCTCGGTGACGTTGTTGGCGTTCGGCGCCATCACCACGACTTGCCGCTGGCCGTCGTTCAGCCAGGCAAGAAGTTCGGTGCGCGAGAACTCAGCCCCGACCTTGTCGAGGACCTGGTTCGCTACCTTGTCGATCAGCGTCGAGGCGAGGATGGAGCCCACGATTAACCACCGCTACCTTGCCCCTGCGACGTCACCGTCGCCACCTGCCCCATTTCCGAGGCGAGCTTGGCGGCGTCGGCGGCCTGGCCCTTGACGTACATCGAGTAGGACTGGAAGTAGGTCTGCGCCTTGTTCGCATCAGCGAAGTTGGCGTCCTTGGAGTGAGCGCGCCACAGCATGTAATCGAGCAGGGCGGGCACCCAGATGTCGTCCACGGTGATCGTGGCGTTTTCGGCGAGTTCGGTCGGGGTCGCCGAGTAGATGATCTCGAGGTAGTTGGTGCCTGGCGAAGGCGGGTACACATAGAACTTCGAGCGATCCCGAAGGTTGTACATGTACATGGTGGTCACCACGTTGGACGAGTCCGAGTACCATGTCGGGTTGGTCTCATCGAACACGGCTCGGTCGACGCGCTTCACCATCCGTCCGGGGGTAGACCCGTTGGTGCCCATGTTGCGGACGACTTCTAGGAGTTGGTTAGCACCTGATGGCAGCGACTGTCGGGCGCCCGAAGTCAGCTGAAGGTTCGCGGTGACCGCGGAGGCCTCAGGCACCAGCGAGACCAGGGCTCGCTGAGCGTCGTTGAACCACTTGAGCAGCTCACTGCGGCCCCACTTCACGTTGTTGACGTCGAACAGGACGGTAGCCGCCTTGTCGATGACAGCAGAAACAACAATCGAACCCATTACTTTTTACCTGCGGTCGTGGCGTTAGTCTGTTCGTCCTTCTGGAGGCTCGCCAGGAAAGCCGTGAAGCTCTTGAGGTACGCCTCGGCAAGCGACATTCCGGCAGCGTAGTCGGAGTCCTTCATGTGCGCTCGATACATAACGTAGTCGAATAGCGGAGGAAGGTAAATGTCTTTCACTGTTAGCACGTCGGTCGTCGCCGACAGCTCGGCAGGGAGCTTCGAGTACAGGATCTCGATGTAGCGGCTGCCTGTGCTCGGCGGGTAGATGTAGAACGCTTCCGGCTCCGACAAGTCATACATGAACACCTTGGCGTCGTTCTCGCCGGTGTCGGACGGCCAGGTTGGAAACTGGATGTCCATGTGCTCGCGGGTGATCGGCATGATCGTCCGGCTGGGAGTGGTGCCGGCGGCGCCCATGTTGCGGCCACAGCGGATCAGCTGAAACGCATCCGCGGGCAGGGTTTGCCGCGCACCCGCGACCGTCGTCATGTTAGCTGTGTACGATGATGCACGAGGCACCGCGGACACGATGGTGCGCTGCCCGTCCGAGATCCACCGGAGGAGCTCATTGTCAGTCCATCGAGGGGATGCGCCGGTATCCACCAGCTGACTGCGGACACGGTCGAGAACATTTTGTGCGGTGACAGCCATGAGAACTCCTAACACACCCCCGGCTGATTAGGCCGGGGGCTATTAGTTCTAGGCTGGTTAGTAACCCGTGGCCAGCAGAAGGGCCAGGGCTTCAGGCTTCACGACCTTGGAGCCGTAGACATTCAGGCCGCGGACCAGTTGCCCAAAGTCGTTCGGGTTCTGCAGGGACTCGGTCTTCGTGATCTGCGACGCGAAGGTGATCGCGGACTTGTGGCCGGCGAGGATCGCGTGGCGCTTCACGGCGCCGCCCGAAACCGCACCAGCGAAGTCGTAGCCGGCGGCCGCCTTGGGGAGCAGGTTCGACACGTAGATCGTGAAGCGATCGATCGTGCCGATCTTGCCGTTGCGCAGGATCGACTGGCTGTCGCCGGTGATGTAGGCCTGCTTCAGGTCAGACGCCATCAGGATGTTGCGGTCCGTCGGGCCGATCACCAGGAAGCGGTCGGTGTCCGGCACGTTCTGCTCGTCCAGCACCGAGGCGAGGGAGGTGATCTTAGAGATGATGGTCGCCGAAGTCGCCGCCAGGTCGATGGCCGCGGTGTCCGAGCCGAGGTTGTACGCACCGGAGATCGTGCCGGCCGTGGTGCCCTTGTTCGCGGACGAGCCGCCGCTGTAGTTGGTGAGCAGGAGGTCGCGGTCGATGGCGATCGCCATTTGCTTGGCCGCGTCGCTGGTGAACATGTCCATCAGCTTCGGCTGGGCCTGGTAGGCCAGGACGTCGGCGACGTTGACGCCGAAGTACTTCGCCTTGGTGATCTGCAGCTCGATCGTGTCCGGCGCCGGAACTTCGTAGTTGAGGTTCTGACCGACGGTGTAGTCGTTGATGCTGATCGACGGGACGTTGTTGATGATGACCTTGTCACCGAGGTTCTTGATGTCACCCTCGTAGTTGGTGTTGGCGATCTCGCCGAACACCGTGGTGGCATAGAACTTCACGTTCAGCTTGCCAGACCAGATCTGGGGGATGAACGTCCCGGAGTAGGCCGGGGAGGTGTTGAAAGGCGACTGAACGGCAATTGCCATTGTGTTAGCTCCGGGGGGTTAGGTTCGCCGCCCCGGAGCCGGCAGGGATTATTCCCTCAGGCGCCCACTCGAGACAGCAGCTTCGATTTCGCTTTCGATCCGGCGCTGCTCGTCTTCACGGCCTCGGTACTTCCCGAGTGAGGTGTCCTTGTAGAAGGACGCGATCTCGTCCGTGGACCAGATCCGCTCGTTCGGGGATTGCGATGGCGCGGCTGACTGCTGCGTCGATTTCGGGGTGATCTGCCGGTTGAGCTCAGCTGCCTGGGAGGGGGCTGGAGCGGGCGCGGGGGCCGGGGCCTTCGTCGCCTTGAAGGCGTTGAAGATGTTAGCAACTCGTCGTGCGTCGAGCGCCTGGTACGCATCGTTCAGGAACGCCTGCCGTTGAACACCACCCACCGGGTCGAGTTCGCCGAGCCACCTCAGGAAGTCTTGGTCAACGTTCACTGCCTGCCAGTCCGGAACGACGTTGGTGAGGTCGGTCTCGAATTGGCGCAGGGCGCTGTTTCCCTGAGACTGTTCAACAGTCCCCAATTGCTTGCGTAGATCGGCGTTGACGGATTTGAGCTGCGTGACCTCGGTTTCCAGCGAGGCGGTTCGCTCGGAAGCGACGCGCCGCATCAGGTCGACGAGTTCCGGTCCAAATGCCTCGATGTCCTTGTCCGATACCGGAGTTTGCGGTGCGGCCGGCTGAGGCGCCTGGGTTTCCCGCAGGGTTTTCAGCTGGTTGGTCAGCTCCTGCACTTCAGTTCTGAGCCGCGGAACTTCCGCGTTGAACATGCCTTGCAGGGAATAGTACCGCTGTCTCCACGACTCCTCGGTGTCCTCGGGCTGAGGAGCCGGGGGCGTGGGTTCCGGAACGGACGCCTCAGGCGGGGTCGGCGGAGGGGCGGGGTTGTCTGGATCCGGATCCTGGGGTGGGGCGACAGACGCCGCCAGCTCAGTTTCCAGTCGTTCGACCTCGTCAGCCTGCTGCTGAACCTGCTTGGGAAGACTCATCCGATGCTCCTGCTCCGACTACGCTTTCCCGCTCCATGATGGTCTGCGGTACGACGGTACGGTCTGCCGGGTTAGAGCAGGGTGTTGCCCTGCTCACGCGCACTCTGCGCGGTTTTTAAGAAGTCCTTGATCCAGTTCGCCGCGCCTTGCGCCCTGCGCATCGCCACCTCGTCGGTGTCGGTGAGCATGCGGTCGACGATGGCTCCGACCTCGGCCTCCAACAGCTTCTCTACCTCCAGCCACGCCGGCGTTCTCGTCAAGTTGGCGAGCGCTCGCTGACCTTGCTGGTCTGGTCTAGTTAGCATGTCACTACGAAACTCGCAGAGATGTTAGCATGTGTCAACGGACTACATGCCCTTGGGCGGCGAGAAGTTGTCAGTCACCGGCGCGCCATCTTCCAGCTGCTGACCGCTCGAGCTTGGCGCGCCTGGCGCCGGAGCGGCTTGCTGCTGTTGCTGCATCATCATCTGCTGCTGCATCGCCAGCTTCTGCTTGATCACCTCGATCGGCGGCACGACCTTGTCGACGTCCATGTCGAGGTTCTTCGCGGTCTCGCGCAGGATAGCCGCCCGGCCTTCGACGCCGACGATCTGCATGTCGATCGGGTTGGCCGTGGTCGCCAGGAACTCGTTGCGGCGGACCTGGGCGTTCTCCTTGGCGATGATGGCCTCGGCGCCCTGGGCCACGATCTGCACGTCGCCCTTGAGCTCCGGGTCATCCGTGTATCGCATGTTGTGGTAGTAAAGCCGCTCGAGCAGAGGCGTCATCACATCCATGTCGATGTTGCTGATCACCTGCTTGATCGCCTTCCCGGCGTTGGTGATCATCATCGACAGGCCGGAGGCCGTGCGGCCGGCGCCGCCCGTGGTCTGACCCTGCATGTATTTCGGGATCCCGGAATACTCGTCCGCCAGGTCGCTGAACTTCTCGTAGATCGCCATCAGCTCGGCGACGTTGCTCTGCGGCTGGAAGAACGACACCGGCTGCCCGCTGTTCCCGTACGGATCGTTCGAGACCTGCCAGATACGCCAGGGTGTGAGGGTCGTGAGCTCCTCGCCAGGCGGCAGACGGTCGACGTTGATCGCCACCTGCGGGCCGGACGACATCGCCATGTTGTTGACGATCGATCGCGCCGCGGCGTTCACCACGGTCTGCGGATCGCGCACCAGGTCGCACACCGAGTTGCCCCAGAACGACCCGGGCACGTCCTCGTACGACGCCTTGTAGTACGGCTTGCGGCACAACGGGTCGTAGTTGAGCGTGGCCTTGATGATGTACGAGCCGATGAGCCACGCCTCGATGTGGTACTCCTTGGTGCTGTCCGGCACCTCGCTCTCGTCCATTCCCCAGTCGATCAGCGTCGACCCGGGCACGCTGCCCCAGAACTGCAGCGCATCGATGAGTCCGTCGGGGTTCGACATCACGTTGGCTGTCGCACGGCCCTCGGCCGCCATCTGCGCCACGTCCTCGATCAGCCAGTCGCTGAGCCCGCCCAGGCCGTACTGGTCCAGCACGGTGCGGATGGTCGCGTCGTCGTAGCCTTCGACCCCGATCATCTCCTGCAGGTCCTGCCGAGACAGCTTGTGCTTCTCGATCAAATACCCGTCGTCGATGCCGGTGCTCGAGGGCGACGGGTAGACATGGAACGGCGAGACGCGCTCCCACTCCACGACGATCTCATCGACCACATTAGGCTTGCCGCCCTGCCCGCCGGGCTCCCACTTCAGGCGCGGCTTTTTCCTCACGATCGGCCCCTTGATCACCCCGATCGGGAACGTCACCAGGTCGTCGATGAACTGGTCGAGCGCCTTGATGAACCCGCCCTCGATGAGCTGGTCCTCCATCTTGTCGCCCATCCGGTCAGCCGCCTTGCGCGCTTCCTCGAACGCCGCCCGCTTGGCCTGGTCGCGCATGGCCGCCATCATGTCGGTGACCTGCTGCTGATCCATCGGCATACCCGAGGCCGCGGCCTGCTGGATCGGCGCCACCGCCATCCGCACGATCATCTCGTTGATCTCAGGCGGCAGCTCCGGCACCGGCGTCGGACGGATGGACCACGGGCGGTTTTCGCCGGCAGCCAGCATCACGTCCCGGATCCAGCTGGCCGCGGCCCGGCACTTCACCGAGGTGAGCATGGCGTAGATGTCCGAGCCACCCTGGCCCCTGATCGCCGCCAGCTTGTCGGGGTCGTACTCCCCTCGCCGCTGACGGATGGACTTCTGCAGGCGGGTGTCGACGAGCGCCATCCGCGCGTCCCGAGCCCTCTGCCACGCCTGCCGGATGTGCCCGGCCAGCCCACTGACCAGGGGCTGCGCCTGGGTCTCCTGGGACTTGGCCCGCTCCTCGGCCATCACCACGCCAAGGCCCGCGGCCCGCATCCCCGGCATCTGCACAACTTGGCCGCCCGTCGGAAACAGGCTCGGCTCCGGCGGAGCTACGCTAACTTGGTCTTCGTACGCCATGGCTGCTCATAACACCCTAACAGGCCGACAGAAACATGTTTACACCCATCCGTCAGCCATAACTTGACGGACTTCACGCTTAGCAGCCCGCCAGTCCTGCCCTCTCTGGCCGCCATCGGCGTGCAGGCAAGCATATTGGTGCGCGTCGGCGATGTGAGAGTGGAGGTTTTTCTCCGGCGAGTCCTCGAACTCCCCTGATTTCTTCAGTTTGTACCGATATCCGCCCCTCATGGCGGTAATCAGCGGCCTGGCGCCCTCCTGATCGATCAAATGCCCCGGCCCGCCGTCGATTTGGCGTGTTAGGAACGTGTCCACGGCCGCGATCCGCGCCAGAATGGCGTTCGTCCTGGCCGGCACCACCTTAAACCCCTCCTGACGGAGGATATCGAAGCACGATCGCTCGTCGGTCTGCGCTCTTTGCTGCCCCGCGGGGTCGCCGATGATCAAAACCGGCATTCCTGGGAACCGCTCGGCCAGGTGGGGCTTCAATTTGGTCTGGATGAACTGCAAAACCCCCATCCCATCGGAGGTAATGGCGCTGAAAGTCAGCAACCGACCCCTCATATCGAGCTGATTGATGGTGCAGGACGGGTTCAGGCCGAAGTCGAAGCCAATAATCAGGGGGGAATTTTGGGATTTGACGTGCTTCAGCGGCTCTTTCGAGACGTGAAAATCAGGCCGAAATGCCCTGAATACAGGCCGCCCAGCGAGGGTTTTGCCGAACTTCGCGTTGATATAGACGTCGATCCAATCCTCGGTCTTACCCTGCGCCAGGTTGTCGTAGTAGTCCATCGGCAGGTAGTCGAGCCAGTCGGCCTCCGGGTCCAGACCGGAGGGTTGGAAGAACGTCGCGGCGTTCTCCGGCGGCTCCGAGAGGAACTTCTCCCAGAAAGTCTCCATGTCCGGGGGGTTCGACATCCCCCAAATATGTTTGTTGTCGCGGCCGTCGGACGTCAGACACCCAACTCCGTTATGGAGCTTGGACGGATACCGCCCCAGGCGGCCCTGCAGGGCGTTGAAGATGTCTGGGTTGATCTCGCGGAACTCGTCCAGGATCCCGAAGGAGGCTTGCAGGGACAGCAGGCGCCGCACGTCATTGGCGTCATCGAGACCGCGGAACAGCACTTCGCACTCAACATCGTCGAAGCGCAGGATGAACTTGTACTCGGTCTTGGCGTAGGCGCCGGCCACCCCGTCAGGGAACCAGGTGAGGAAGTCGGGGATCGACGTGTCGCGCAGCTGCTCGCGGGTGTTGCGCACCCAGATCGCCCGGGATCTCCGGACCCCGTCAGGGCACGCAGCCATCTGCTTGGCGTGGTAGGCGATCTTCATGATGCCGGCCGTCGTCTTCGTCGACCCGACAGGGCCGATGATCAAGTTGATGAACTTGTCGGCGGTGAGGAACCCGGCCACGGACTTCGGAGGAGTGTACTGGAGGACTTGCACGTCAGTCTGTCGGGGTTTGGGGGACGGGTTCGCCGATCAGATCCAGCGACATCGAGAAGCTCTCGGTGACAGACTTGGGGATGGAGCCCACGTCGGGTGCCTGGGAGGACGAGCTGATGGTGATCGGTTCAGGGGCGTTGGGGATGTTGATCTGGATCATCATCCCGTTGTTCGAGGACGCCACGGCGCCAGGCTTCGGCTCGAGCTCGGCCAGCTTGGTGAAGTACTTGGTGACCTCCAGGCGGTGCGCGATGTTGCCGGTCGCCACCGCGTCCTTGAAGCTCTCGATCAGCAGCTGCTCGGCCATCAGCTTGACCCGGGACTTCAGGTCATAGCCGTCGTTCTCGAGCTCGGTGCGGCGGTTCTCCACGTGCGCCCGGAAGGCGGGGCTGGCTTCGACCAGGTCGTACTCGGACGGCGTCATGCCGTAGCGCTGGGCGACGGTGTACGGAGGCTCCAGCGCGAGGGCCAGCTCCGTGAGCATCTCCGGAGAGATGTTATACGGAATGGGGGAAGCCATCAGTGGGTCTGCAGGAACTCGATAAAGAACTCCTCAAGGGAGCGGTTAGTGTGGGCCTGCACCTGCTCGAATGTCAGGGCCACCGGTGAGCACCAGCAGTCCAGGCCTTCATCGTGTTCGCCGTCGTGGCGGTGCATGAAGTAAGTCCCGCGCGGATCCGTGGCGGCCAGCTTGATCTGCTCGACCATCTCTCTGGCGGTGGCGTAGTTTTCTTCGGAAGTGTGCATGTTGGGGTGTAACCCTGTTGGGGTGTTAGCCTGATGATGGTCCGCTTTACTGCCGAAAGCAAGTGTAGGCTACCTAACACTACTGAAAAATAGCTGGCGCTCTATATGGAATACCTCACAAGGGGGGAGGGGCGAAAACCCGTGGTCCCATACCCCCCACCACCCCGCCCTGTTTCACTTGCTAAATGCTGTTAGCTTGTTTACACTAACAACTCGGGTCGCCTCTGGCCCGCGCACGGCATTAATGCCGATTAATTGGAGCTAACCCACTATGTCTAAGTCCAATACTCCCCGTACTCCCCGTTCGATCGTGTCCGCCCCCAAGGCGTTTGTGTCCAAGTTGGTTGACGCCTTCACGTCCGGCGAGGCCGCTGTTACGGCGGCACGCGTCAATCAATTGACCGGCGTTGCTCTCGCTCTCGAGGGCTATAACGGCAAGGTCGATGGTAAGGCGTGGAAAGAAACATGGGCAAAGCCGGTCAAAGAAGCGCTCATTGCGGCGGGATATGGCGATGCGTCAGCTGGTGTTACCGCCTCGCGCCTTCGCCTCGCCGTTATCGGCGTTACAAATGGTTATGAGCCTAAGACGGATGAAACCCTGCAATCCTACGGGGAGCGCGTCCGTGATCCCCTTACGACGAAAGGCGTGATTGACCCAGTGACGACGGGACGGAAGGGCGGTGGCGGCAACGGCAACGAAGCCAAGCCGCAAGCGGGCACGCTTAACATTGACCTTGCCACGCCCAAGCTGGAGCAACTTGAAGCCGTTTTGCAGGCTTTCCGCCCGCGCCAGAACAAGGCCGACGTCCACGCCTTCGCGTGCGCTTGGGCTGAAACGGAGTGCATGGAAGCCGCGCTCGAGGCGATTTTCGACTTCCACGAGGAGAAGGAAAAGGCGAGCAAGCCCCGCCGACGCGCTCGTTAACACCCTAACACCCTAACAACTTCTCACGCCCCCATGGTTCCGGCCATGGGGGTTTTTCTTTGCCCGGCTTTCAGACTCCTAAGTCACGCCCCCATGGTTCCGGCCATGGGGGTTTTTCTTTGCCCGGCTTTCAGGCTCCTAGGACACGCGCCTAGGAGCCTTCTCGCGTTTGGCTATCCCCCTAGCCTGAAACTTTGCGAGGCTATCAGGCGCGCGCCCTATCGCCAGAAAACTGCCTTCCAGCGTGTGACCTTTGATAGGCTGGCCACCGGCCATGCCGCGCGAGGCGCGGGCCACACGTCAACACCCTAACACCCTAGCAGGTTTTTGGGGTGTTAGGATCGTGGGAGGCGGGAGAGCCGCGCCTAAAAACCGGAGTTGTGTATGTCTGCAACGACTGCGTTGCAGACATAAGGCTATCCCGTTTGCGTGTCAATAGCCTGTTAGGGTGTCGGGGTTGAGGCCCAGGGTTTGGGCATTAATCGGGATTAATGGGGTGGTCGGACCTGGCCTGGGGATGGGGCTCGCCGGAGCCCGAAAACCGGAGGTGCGTAAGTCTGCGTACGCAGACTTAATGGTATCCACTTTTCCCGTCAAGCACTTTGTTAGCATGTCGGGGTTTTAGCTGTGAGTAGCTCGTAATTAGTCCAGTTTCGGATGGACCGAAAATCGGCCAAGCCGTTGTTTGTCCAGGGGTTTTGGGTTTTAGTATCTCTATTTAGTAAATTATATGGGTTTTTTGTATAGAGGAGCCCTATAGAGCTAATTAATTGCAATTAATTTCCCTGCTGGGCGGGCTCTCTATCCAAAATTTCCAACTAATTCACTAAATGCCCTGGCCACCCCCAGAAGCTATTGGTTTCGTTGATCTTTTCGGCACGACGAATTAGTTGGGTTCCCGTTCGGCGAACCCCGACATCGGTTGTATAGCTCGACCATCACACCCCCAAATCCCCACACATTATCGTTTATCGATGAATTTTCCAAAAACCCTAACACCCCGAAACCATATCAAACTCACCATGAAAACAGAGGCGAGTTTCATGGTGACTTTCACCGTTGGTTCGATATCGGTTGACGACGTTAGTTTGTCGCCATAGAAGGCTGTTAGGTACTTTTTGACGGACACCCATGGCCTACAAACCGATCCCGGCGCACCTGAAACCCAGGAAAACCGCCACCAAGACGATCCACCACTCGCTCGCCTACGACGTGACCACACGCGAGAAACTGATGGCCTTGGCCAAGCACTGGAACCTGTCGATGAACGCGACCATCATCAGGTCGCTGCATGACGCTCACCTGGAGCATCTGGGCAAGCGCACGGCAGGGAGGCCCAAGGCCTCCGTGACTGACCAGAACCAGTGGCGACCCCCTCGGGTGGGCGATACCCACTCGGTGATCGTCTACGACCGCGATGGCAACTCGTCGGTCGAGCAGCGGGTCAACACTCAGGAGTACGTGGACGAGGTCATCGCCAAGCGGGAGCGTGAGGCCAGGGAGGCCATGCAGCCCGCGGAGCCGGCTCCGTCCCTCAAACCCCAACACCCCATCGTGCCCCTCATGGACCGCACGGACATACCTGCGCACCCCTTCGCTCACTTGACGGACGAACAGATTCTCTCGGGCGAAGTCGACCTGTTTGGAGACGACTGAAATGAAGGCATTAATCGCCGTTAATAAGCCGGACGCTGAGCAGCTGCTGGCCCTTCGTGACCTGCTGGGCGATCGGGAGTCGGCCTGTGAAGAGGCCGATGCCTACGCGAGCGAGGTGTTCGGCCTTGAGGCCCATCAACCTCTCACTCAGTCCATGGACGCGGTGACTGACCTGATCCAGCGGCGTGTGCCGGGGGCGGGGTGGGAGGTGCACAACCCGGGCGATCCATGTGGGGCTGTGAGGGCCTACGTGGCGGTCAGTGAGGGTGAAGATGTCACGGTGACCAGGGGAGATGGCCCAACGCCCGCGTGGGCGCTCCTGGTGGCCCTGGTGAGCAGGGAGATTGGGTGATGCGCTGGCCCGTGGACAGCGACGACGGTGGTGATCCCGGCATGCGGCCGATCATGATGGTTGCATTGGCGCGGAATGTGCGGCCGAGGTTCGCCAGGGATCACATCGACCGCAGACCTGTGCGGGCTGTGGTGACTGACCAGCTGTTCCCGCCGCCGGAGCCGGGGCGGCCGAGGCCGGGGTGTGCGGTGGCTGAGATTATGGCGTGGAACGCGAGGAGCCGGTGATGTGCCTAACACCCATCGCGTCCGGAGTGTTGGTCTACGCAGCGGCGTTCTGCGTGCTGATCGCCCTGGTGATCGTGTGGACGAAGGACCTGTGGGATGACTAGGCCGAAGGCTGACATGCGGGTGTGCGTGGTCTGTGGGCGGTCGAGGGTGGTCTGGCGGTTCGCGGCCAACGGTGTGTGCCTGGTCTGCGAGAGCCAGGATGCCCGGAAGGACAAAGAGTGGAGGCTGTGGCGCGCCAAGTCGCCCATGCCCAAGGAGAGGCGGCAGACCCTGCTCGACCCTCCGATCCTAGTGCAGCTGATTGAGGCAGAACGTGAGCATAGATGAAGCGGCACAGCAGCTGGACGAGCGCCAGCGTGGAGTGCTGGCCCAGCTGGTCATGATGGGGCACATCCCCGTGGACGCCAGCTGGCTCATCGAAGGACATATGCAGGTGACGTGCGGGAAGTGTCACGCGTCGGTGTGCCTGTGCGTCAGTGTGAAAGATGTCCCGGAGTGCCAGCGATGAGCCTCGCCAAGCGGACGTTCGGGGACGAGTGTATCGAGGGGAGGTTTCGGGAGGTCTACGAGGAGTGGAGACTGGCCTACTGCCTCTGGGCGCTCGAAGGCAAGCCGATGGAAGACTACGCGGTTGGGCGGTTGGCCAAGGTCAACGCCCGCATGCTGGCGGCGTTGCACAACATGTTTGGACACCGGGACTGGCTCAGACCGGCTGCCCGGCTGGCGGGTGTCGACCATCGCCTCACCAACCTGCCTAACATCGTGGCGGGCCTGCTCGGTGTGCCGCTGCCGCTGGAAGATAGAAGGAGCGCGGGATATGAGCGGTGAGATCTCAGCTGAGGATATGTTCAGGAAGGCGCACGACACCTGGCTGGCGGCCTACACGACGTGGGCCCTGCTCGATCGGCCGGACTTCGACGCTGACCCCAAGGCCAGGGCGGAGGTGGCGTTTGCGACGGCAGGGATGCGCGCCCTGTGGGAGGAGTGGCGGATAAGGCAGATGTACGCCGGCCCCCTCGGAGCGAGAACATACTCGCCGTCGGAGCCGGGCTGTGTGCCTAACAAGGTAGCAGCCGCGCTGAAGGAGCCCCCGCCACTCCCACCCAACGTCGATGACTTCGGGCGACCGTACACCAGGTACAGTGATGGCCTGCTGGACGGGCTCAACCAGCACACACTCAACGGGCGCCAAGCGTTCACCGGTCAGCAAACCCTTACCGGCCATCCGCAACAGCAGGCGACGGCGCTAAAGCCCACGAACCCCATAGGAGGCCTGTTCCCATGGCTGAGGTAGACAACACCTGGCTGCGAGGCCGCTACAACGCATGGCGGCAGGCGTTCACGACGTGGACCCTGCTGGGCCGACCGACGTGGGACCAGAAGAGGCAAGCTAACGACCCGGCGTTTTCTAGCGTGGTCGAGGTGCTGGAGGAGCTGAACACGGCTGTACATATGTCGGTGAGGTTTGGCGGTCGCGGGCCGGTGAGGTTGGACGAACACCGGGGTGGGTTTACCAGTCTGGAGGGATACCTGCACTCAAGTGCTAACGCGGCGGCGCTTATCCTCGGCGAGCCCATGCCGCTGCCTAGGAACCACAACGACTTCGATGACGACTGCGGCGCTGGATGGCGTTCGTCGATCATCACGGACCTAACAACCCCCCAGCCCGACGTTCCGCCACCGCCGCCTGCCCGGCCGTCTGTAACTCTAGCACCCCAGTCAGTGAGCGTACTCCGTGGGACTAATCAGTCGGGCCGTCCGTGAGACGGTCTACCAGCGCGACAGGCTGATCTGCGTCTACTGCGGCAGGCTCTGTCGGGACGTGAGGCCGAAACCAGGCCGCCGGCACCCCAAGGACGGGGCGACCGTGGACCACGTCGTGCCGAAATCGCAGGGCGGGAATAACTCACCTGCTAACTTGGTGACGGCTTGCTGGACGTGTAATCATCTTAAGGGAGACAAGACGGTGTTCGCGCCGCGGGGCAAACACCCGACGTCACCGGCATACCCTGACTGGATGGCCGACCTCGATGCCAGCGCGCGCCGCGCGAGGGAGCTGGCCCGGCAGATCGTCCAGAGTGAGAAGCTGTCGAAGTGAGTGACGGGCGCCAGAGCCCAACGCCCGTCCAGCGCGGGAGGTTCCGCGAACCACCATCTACCTGGCGTTCAAAACCAGGGCAAAGCCGCGCGTACCCATAAGCCACGAGAGGCCCCCAACGGGCCACGCCCAAGCAGTGCCGCTGGCATACGGCACCCCTCATAAAAAAGCCCACCCGGCGTGAACCAGGTGGGCAAGTCGGCGAAGTTAATCGCTAGGAGGAGACGACACATGCCTGTGTCAAGAACCTAACTAGTGCGCGCCCGTAAGCACGTCAAGTGTAAACTACCTCACTAAACCAGTGAAAAAGTACCTTGTTAGGTACTTGACAAATACAACCTAAATGTGTTAGCATATAAACAGTGAGAGTTAGGCACCCCGGAACGACTGGGGAGCGCTCATTAACTGGGATTAATAGGAGAAACCCACATGCTGACCAACCGCCGTCTGTCCGCCCGGAAGCGCGAAGAGGCCGTCACCACGTTCAAGCGGAAGATCGCCGAATGGGGCGAGATCCTCCTGCGGGAGCACACCCGCCTCGCCCTGTGGGTCGCCAGGGCCGAGGACCCCACCAAGCACACCCTGGCCGGGTTCTCGTACTGGGCGGCCGTGCAGCGCCAGCAGGACTTCGTGGAGACCTGCGTCAAGCAGGTGAAGTTCTGGGAAGATCGCCTCGCCTCCGTCACCCGCCAGGGCTGATCCGGCTCCCCATCAATTAACGGAGATTAATCCGTGGCTCACTACCAACACACCATCACGTTTTCCGACCACAAGTCCGATATTGTCGTGGAGGCGATCTGATGATTGATTACGTCACCGTCGAGATCGGCGCCAATGGCTCAGTTGTGATGGTTGAGCCGGAGCT